GAGGATGACCTTTTATGGCTCCTCAGTAGACGCGGCCGCCCCGCCCAGATTTAAAATAAGTCTGAGAGAGTTTTAATATTTAGACCCGCGAAGTCTTAGGACACAGTGGTGAACAAATAGAGTGATTTAGAACAACCCCCTCTACCTCTATCTAGACATTAAGATTCAATCGCAAAGGACTTATGACTGAACTGGGTTTCCCCAATCGCGTCAAAGAAGCCCTAGCGAATGCAAAACGCTAGGCATGGTATAGGGCACCCATCTATTTAGGTGGCGAAAGCACTATTTCATATTGCAAAACTTTTAACAATATAGAATATTAACCATATGAATAAAAGTCTAAATAAAAGGTACCAAGCAAACTGGAGGAAACCGAAACTCAAAGCCAAATCCCAAAGCAGAAATAAATTACTGAAAAGTAAGTTATCTAAGCTCAAAAGAAATAGCTTCGATGAGACGGTGTCCAACATTTGCAAGGTATCTAAAATTTTAGGTTCTATAAATATTGATCAATACGGCAAGACTATCGCTAAATACTATACCGATCTCGAAAGAGTATCGGGAAGTAGATATGCGGTTAGTCAACTAAAGGCGCTATATAGTGAGTCAGTTAAGTATTCGTGTCGACTTAAAGTCGAACCTTTAACTCCAAAATGGCTTAAGCGAGATAAGGAAAATTTCCCTCTCTTTCTTACCAAATTCAAAGTAGGTTTGAGGAGCGATCAAATAATGCACAGACGTATGACCTTAACATTGTTAAGGGCGTATGAATGTGTTCAATTACCTGTCGTTCCTAACATGAAAACTGTTACCGACCCCTCTAACGGCTCTTTAGGTGTTGCCGAAATGCTTCCCTCTTTAAACAAATTCTTCAGTGCTTCATCTTTTATGAGAATGCTGAGAAAGTCATTTATTGAGGAGAACCAAATAAATAGAAAAGGCGAAACACAAGATAGTCTCTCTTATTCCACTAAAAGTGGAGTCAGAGGGCCTACTTGTGCCACGGCTGGCTATCAGAGTTTGGCAATAGATGAAGAATTAATGGAAGACCTAGAAGAATTCAATAAAGTCTTTAGAAATACTGACTTCAGAGAAATAATCGAGGAAAACCAAGAGTTCTTTAGAGATCATAATGACCTCTACGACAAGGCAAATAGCCGAGAGATAAACACTTCGGTTCTGGGCAAAATTTCTTTCATCCCAGCACCTGGTGGTAAAACTAGGCTGGTTGCATTGGGTAACTATTGGATTCAAGAAAGTTTTAAAGAACTCCATAAAGTAATCTACAGTATGCTTAAAAAGCTTGCTACAGATGGGACCTACTTCCAAAACGAGCAGTTCACAAGGGTGCTAAAAGCATCAAGTGAAAGAGCTGTTTGGTCGTTCGATCTTACTGCGGCTACTGACAGATTCCCTATCGAGTTTCAATATCACGTTCTTAAATCAATCAATACAAGAGTCGCCACACTCTGGAATAAAATACTCCAGAGGATGGAATTCTTGTATGATTCTAAACTCTATAGCTACGCCGTTGGACAGCCCATGGGGCTTTATAGCTCATGGGCTGTGTTTGCTCTAAGTCACCACGTCCTTATCCAGTATGCGGCTTGGTTAGAAGGTTTTAAATCTTTCAACCAATACACAATACTAGGGGACGATGTGGCTATTTGGAACAAAACTGTGGCTCTAAGGTATAGAGAGCTCCTAGACACTTTGTGTGTAGAAGTTTCAGAACACAAATCCTTTTATCCCGAATCTGATCATGGACCCTGCATTGCAGAGTTTGCGAAAAGAATAAGTGACAAAGGAGTTGAAGTTTCTGCTCTATCCCCAACTCAGATCAACGATGCATGCCGTTCCTTTTGGAATTGGAATACATTCGGAGACTGGTTGAGCCTTCACGGTTTTGATATT